CCAACTCAGCATCATCACTTGCCATTTCCGTGGTATCAACCGCATCAGCAACCGTTGTGCTTTCAGCAGTTGTCGTAGGAGCAGGTGCTGCGCCATCTAGACCAAGAACCTTATCAAGACGTGCCTTTAGTTCGACATAGCTCTTGAAGTTCTTTTCTGCAAGGATTTCCTTGAGAGAGTATGCACCCTTCCAAAGTTTTTCGATTGCAGCATCGCTATCAGCGATCGGACTAACATCTTCGAACTCACTCTTGTCGTAATTACGATATCCTTCGACATTACGAATCTTGAGTTTGAAGTTTGCGCCTTCCCAGAAGTTAAACGGATTAACTCGCGTCTCATCCTGAAACTGTGGCTCCAGCTTTTCCTTGATCTTGTCAAAAATCTTCTTACCATAACGATAGAGGAAAACCTTTCCTTCATTTTCTGGATTAGTTGAATCCTTAACAACAAGAATGTTGGAAATGTAATTCAGCTGACGCTTCTGCTTACGGGCAATTTCCTTGTTAGCTTCAATGCCGCTATTCCATAGCTTGGTATTGTATTCACTAACTGGGTCATTACCACCGAGAGTCGTAAGAGAATTCTCAATGTACCAACCACCGGGACCCTGAAAGCCATGAGTGAAAAGCTGCACGAACGGCAGACCTTCATCACCATCAACTGCGGGGGAATCTAGGAAGCGAATAACAGCGTATCCGTTGCCTGCCTTATCAACTACAGGTTGCCAATAGCGTTCATCCGCTTTGTACTTGTTGGTTGTCTCTGCTAGTGCCTTTGTGAGCTTGTCGAGAGAAGAGGTCTTTTTTAAATTTGAAAAACTTGACATTTATGTATCCTTATATGTGTATTTCGATGTATGTACTTATTCAATATAGCATTATGTATTCTGCAATACTATTTAGGTAACTCCACTAAGATTTTCCCTATTTTATTAGGTAAATCCAAATGGTTTTCTGCCTTCTCCATTCTCAGAATTAGGCTTGTTTTGGTTCATCTTTGCTAAACGCTCGATGGTATCTTCGAATTTGTTATCCAGACATTCGACAGCTACAATCAATTCCCTCATATGAGCGATTGACCAACCATTTGTTGATGAAACCCATTTTGTCAGTTCTTCCGGATTGGATTTCAGACGTGGGTTCTTCTTAAGGAGATAGACTTCGCGTGCCTTTTCGTTTGGCATTCCGATGTAGATAATCTCATCGAATCTGCTTGGGCGATTTACGAAACGTGTGTCTAGTTCCTCTGGATAATTTGTTGTTGCGATAAACACAACATTGTCTATTTGTAATTCGCCATCAAGGAGAGCAAGTAGTGGTGCCTCTCCGTGGCGTTCAATGATGGCGTCGATATCCTCAATCATAACGATGATTGGGCGATCAGGTTCAATTTTGCGCATGATAGCTAGACCATGTGCCACAAATTCTGGATCTCCATTTACATAGACAGAGAATCCGCCATTGTCTACAATCAACTTTGATAGTTGCTGTAGAGTAGAAGTCTTGCCAGAACCAGGAGGTCCCCAAAGTAACATGCCACGTTTCCATAGAAAGCCATGCTTGCGGAACATTTTCTCACGAGTCCAAAAGTGTTGAATTGAGTTCAACACATGTTCTGATCTGGAATCCGGAAGAACAATAAGTTCATCTAGATTAATAATTTTCTTTTGAAAGAAATATCCTTTACTATCAGAAAAACTTACAATGTATTGACCAGGTGGCAATTCTCTTTCAGTCTTTTCACATGGGAAATATGAATCAGCACTGACTGCCCACATTTGGGCATCACCAGCCTCATCTAAAGTTTCTTGAATTTCTGGGTCCATAATCGCATTTTCTCTATTTCTAACGGAATCAATTTTTCTCAACAAATTTGCGCGAGCAATTGTAATATCTTTTGCATGTGCACGGCGATTTGCTTTATGCGTCGATGTTTTAAATTTTACTTTTTTAACAGGCATTCGTTCATCGCTCGCATAATATTCACATCACCCATTGGTCTCCATGAGGAGAAGAATGGTTTGAATTTTCTAGCTCGTTGATAGAAGGAATCCCATAAGAAATTTCCTTTTAACTTAGTATCCCATTTAGAATACAGGTCTAGATAAAAATCTAGAATCATCAGTGTTGATAACTCTATAGATTTCTCTTCACAATCTACGAAGATTTTGGGAAGTTGTTCATCTTCCACCTTGAGGAATTTAGCAAACTCTTCAAGTGTATTAATTATATACTTCTTTTGTATAAAAGTCAAGTCAATAGCTAGGTTTGCCATTCTATTTTCTTGCCAGGTTTTCCAAATATCAAACCTTTTGGAATACTTATCATTCTTGGTGAAATTTTGAATCCATAGACGCTCATTATTTTCCATATGAGCCAGTGCCAATAAGTAAGGTAGCTCGTTTTCTACAGCAGTCCTAGACAGTTTTACATAACTGTATTTCTTTTTGTCTATTGAGAAATTCTCTGGAGTGCTTTTGATCTGACCATTGTATTTGAAATAGTCGTAGTCTCCTCTGAAATGGAGACTCACTGCCAAGAATGTTCTATATACGTCAAATGGTTCCATTACAGAGGCAGCTTAGAACCTTTGGGTAGATATCTAAGATCACGTGCTTCTTCTTCAATTTTACTTTTCAAAGTAGAATTAACTAGCGTGCCAGCAACTTCTATTTCTAGACCAGTTTCTTCACAGTAATCTACAATGACTTCCATGTGTGAGATTTTGCTTGCCTCAGCACGTGCCTCAATCATCATAGAAAAAGTATTCTTCTCTTCGCGGGTAGTCATCAAGGGAACAAATTATTCAGTTGACGATTTACTCGTACAAACTTTGCTCTACGGTGCATTTGTGTAATGTCCTCTGCTCCAATGTATGTACAGGCTGAACGTAAACCACCAAGCAGTTCTTTGACAGTATCTTCTACTGCTCCTCTATATCGGACAAATACTTGTTTACCTTCTGACGCACGATATTCGGCAACACCGCCATTGTGAATGTTCTGCGCTTCTTTACTTGCCATTCCGTAGAATTTCTTCCAAAAAATGCCATCCGCTTCAACTGTTTCACCTTCGCCTTCGTCATGTCCTGCGAAATATCCACCAAGCATAACCATGTCAGCGCCAGCGGCGAATGCCTTTGCTGCGTCACCAGGACAAGTGATGCCACCATCGGCAATAATGCGCCCTCCGGCATCTCGGGCAGCGGCAGAGCACTCTAAAACAGCACTGAACTGAGGATAGCCGACGCCAGCAATCCTACGAGTGGTGCAGACAGAGCCGGGACCGACTCCGATCTTTACAATATCAACTCCGCAATCAGTGATCAAACGATCAGTCTGCTCAGGAGTCACAACATTTCCAGCAATCATAACATATTGTGGGAATCTAGTAGAAAATTCTGCTAGAAATTCTTCGAATTGACGAGTGTATCCATTTGCTACATCTACGCAAACCGCGATAGGAGCAACATCCGTATTTAAATCTAAGGAATCGTTGAAAGCAATGAATTTTTCACGATCAGCCAAACCTGTTCCCATAGAATAAATGGCATATTTTGACATGCCTTCATACTCAGTATAAAACTCAAGCAATTGCTCAAGAGAATAATGTTTAGAAAGAGCAGTCATCATTTTATGCTTGGCAAGAGCAAGTGCCATTTGAAATGTTCCTACACCATCCATGTTAGCAGCAATCACAGGGATCACTGTATGGTCAAAGAAGTCTACGGTCAGATCTACTTCACTGCGAGAAACTAGAGACGAGCGACTAGGTACCAGAAGCACATCACTATAGTCAAGTTTCACATCAACATCAATTAGCATATTATTTCCTTATCTGTAAAATATGTGGTGACCAATTTCTGCCACCACTTCATGATCGCTCGCCCAATTTGGTGCTCTTATATAGCTAGCATGATAATATTTCACATCTTCGTCTATTATACTAGACTTCTGCTGATTAGTCAACACATTCCGCGCTAATTCTAGAGCATCATCATAAGTCTTTTTAGACTTGCGTCCTTTTGGTCGAAAGGGAGTTAGTGTCCATGAGAACGCAGCAGCAATTTTATTCTGCTTGGTACGATGTCTTTCATAGACAACACCGCATATAGTCTTAGGATAGTTTGGATCCTTCAGGCGATTCATAGTAACCTGAGCCACAGCAAGCCTACCTTCCTCTGGTTCAAATCCAGCCTCATAATAGATATTGTCTGCAAGACATTTTAGATTATCCGCAAATGCGGTGCGTGCTGCTTGTTGCCTGCGAAGTTTTTCAACCTTCGCATCAATAGCATCTTGCTTGTCTTTCAATTCTTGCTGTTTAATCTCAAGATCTTTTTTGGTTTGATCTAGAAGAGTTTTGAACTCTTTTAGTTGAATCTGTACTGGGTCAATTACAGGAGCAACTGGGTTCACAAAGTCGTTGCGTGGCGCAGGGCTATGAATAGCAATATAAGAGATCAAAATAATATTGCCAAATATGACCAGAATCAGTAGAAATATACTATTTCTCGTACCAGTATTCAAAATTTTCATAATAAACTCCATCAGTAAAA